AGGCTTTGAGGTCCGTGCCGAGGAAGGTAAGCCCACTGTAGTGGAGGGCTATGCCGCTGTCTTCAACGATGAGACAGTTATCGGTGGGTCCTTTGCTGAACGTATTGATCGCGGCGCCTTCAAAGGTGCTGACATGAACAACACTGTTGCGCTCTTCAATCACGACATCAACAAACCCCTAGCCCGTGCAGGTCACGGCTTGGAGCTTACCGTTGACGAGCGTGGCTTGAAGTATCGCTTCGAGATTGGAACACAAAGCTACGCCCAGGACTTGGTGGAGAATATCCGGATGGGCAACGTATCAACCAGCAGCTTCGGATTCACCGTCAAGGACGACGAGTGGGAGATGCGCGACGACATGAACCTCCGCACCATCAAGGAGGTGGGGTTGCTCTTCGACGTATCACCAACTACCCAGGGAGCGTACCCTACCACAGAGGTGGGTTTGCGCTCTATGGACCTCGCCTTGGAAAACGAAGGTATCCTAGCCGCTGAGCAAGAAGCTGTGCGTGCATACAAAGAGGAAGAAGACGAGGAAGAAGAGGATCGCGAGGAGAAGGAAGAAGAGGAAGAGGAGGAAGAAGAAGTAAAGCGCAGCGAAGACGAAGAGGACGAGGAGGAAGAAGAAGAGGAAGATCGTAAAGAAGAAGATAAAGAAGAGGAAGAAGAGGAAGAAGGCTCTGAAATGGAGCGCAAGGAAGAAGTAACGCTCGAAACGGCGGACGCCCCCGTCGCCGAAGAGAGTGAATTAAATAGTAAACGGGGCGCAGAATCTAACATCTCTATGAATAAAGAGAAAAACGCACCAGCAGTGGTGCAAGGATTGGGCGACAAAGTCCAGAACGTCCGCGCCCGTTACGACTTGGGCAAGGCTATCCGTGAAGCGGCTAACGGTGGTCTGACAGGACTCGAGGCCGAGATTAACCAAGAAGGTGTAAACGAGTTCCGTGGCTCTGGCTTGGCTGTGGCCAACGGCATCAGCATCCCAGCTATGTTCTTGCGTAATGACGCAGTGCCACAAGGTACTGAGACTATTGCTGACGTTTCAGCAGCTCTAGCGGGCACGACTATTGCTAATGAGATCCAGAGTCCAATTGCGGACTACAAGCCCGTAACTATTGCGGATCGCTTGGGTGCTCGTAAGATCACTGGCGTCACTGGCGACATCTCTATCCCAGTATTGACCACTGCGATCACGGCTGGCCAGATGACCAACGAAGCTGATCCAGTGCACTCTACGAACGCTGCCTTCACTGATGTGACTCTCTCACCAGAGCGTCTCGCAGCTCACGCCAAGGTTACCCAGCAGTTGCTCGCTCAGAACAGCTTCGACCTCCAGTCTTTCTTGGCTGCCGACATCCGTCGCGGCTTGGAAGTTGAGTACAACAAGTTGATCGTGGCCGCCATTACAGCCACAACCAAGACTGACTACAGCAGCACCGACCACGAGGAAGTTCCCTACCTCATGGAGGAAGTCATGCGTAATGCTGATGTCGACCCATCTGGCTCTAAATTCTTGACTGAGCCTTCGGTTCTTCGCAAGTTGCGTCGCGCAGCTCTCGATGCTGGGTCTGGTATGTTTGCAGCACCTAGTGCAGACAACGTCATTGGTTATGAGGCAATGACCTCAACTTTGTTTGGAGATGACCAGCTCTTCTTGGTTCAGCCTCAAGAGGTTGTGTGCTGCGAGTGGGGTGGTTTGAACATCATGGTGGATCCTTACACTGAGGCCCACAAGGACGTGGTGCGAATCATCGCCAACATGTACGCTGACGCAGCCATCCTCCGTCAGGACGCTGTTGTCGGAGGCGATCTCTCTCCCTGATAATTAAACCATAACGAAAGGGGCTAGGAATTGGCCTGGCCCCTTTTATCCCATTTGCATGAATATCAAAGTCACACGTTCAGCAGTAGCTAGCACTACACTCTTTGACGCCACGGAGGAAACAGCCTTGGCGTTGATGCGCAACCATGTGCGAGCTATCGACAACAGTGATGACGACCTGCTCAAGGTTTACCTTGACGCGGCCCTTGATTACATGCAGTCTCTTACAAACCGCTTGCTGGGTAGCCACACCGTGGTTGCTCTCGTCGACTACGATGAGGTCAAGTACCGCATCGAACTGACTGGTGTCAATGACATCACAACAGACGGCATCACCGTCAAGTACCGCAAAGAGGACGGAACCTTTAGCGGCGACATCACAAGCGCGACTGATGATGACTACATCTCCGATCTCAAGTACCTAATCGTTGACGACATCTACCCTCCCTACATCTACTTCGACAACCTCTTGGACAAGGTCAGCGCCACTGACTCTGAGTTCGTAAAGGGGTATGTGAAGTTGGAGATGACGGCGGGTACGGCGCTAGCTTCCCTACCTAAGCAATACAAGCAAGCTGCCTTGTTGCTCGTAGGCCACTACTACAACATGCGTGAAGCCGAAGCTATCGGAGGCATCACCATGGAGCTCAAGGAGGGTGTCCAACGTCTCATGACAAGCGCAAGACTCTACTGATGAGAGCAGGGGAACTCAACGAAAAAATCGACATCAAGCGCGTCACTCGCTCGGTCAACTCATTCGGCGATCCAATCGATTCGCTGGCTGACTTCAAGACTGGTGTGCGCTGCAAGGTTGTACACGTAGGCACCCCTTCGGCGGGAGCTAGCGAGTTCAGCGATGACGACCAAACCGTAGCCGAGATGAAGGCTGAGTTCCGTTGCCGATACATCAGTGGCTTGCGCTTCGACGATGTGATCACCTGGAACGGTGCGAACTTCGATATCTACTCAATCATCCCCATTGGACGCAGGGAAGGCATGAATGTACGTGCCCGCTTCCGCGACAACGAGGGAACAGTACCTACAACGTAATGGCATTCAACGTAGGCAACAAGGGTAGGTTCAAATCGAACTTCACGCTGACTGGTTTCGACTACAACGATCCGGGACCAGTGGCTATCCGTAACATCAAAAAACTCAAAGACAGAAGAAAGGCCGTCAACCGCATCATGAGAAGGGCTCTGGAGCCTATGCGCAAAGACATGGCCTCTCGTGCTCCCGTGCTCTCTGGAGAACTCTCTGAGTCCTTCCGCACCAGAAGCCTTCGCAAGACCCCTAAGTTCGTTTGGGGTTGGCGCGTAGGCGCCGTCAGCGGAGAGGGTGTAGGGGTAGGCAACTTGTCTTTCTCACTTGCTGGGTGGCGCGACCACTGGGCTGAGCTAGGTACCGTAAGGCACGGACCCAGCCCTCACGTACAACCAGCAATTCAAGCGAATGCATCTCAAGTCGAGACCAATGTCCGATATGAGTTCTTCGTTTTCATTGACGGCCTATTAAGAAATCAATAGGGCGTAACCCCCAAAACCAAAAAACATGGCACTACTTAATGCAAACTTTATGGGGCTATACGCCCTTAACGCCTCCGGCACCTCTCCTTACGCGATCGGCGTAGGAGCAAACCTCAGCGCAGCGGAAACTGATGCGTGGACTAATCTCGGTAGCCAAACGGGATACGCTATCCTCGTGGACAGCGATGATGACGTAATTCAAACCGGCAGCCAGCCAGCGATTGTTCAGATGGTTAACTCAACCACCTCTTCGGCTCAAACCTTAAACCTCTTGGCCGCTGCTACAAGCACGTCCTTGGATCTCAACAACGCACAAACCGAAGTCGTAGCTCGTGATGGAGCCTGCGGAAGCGAAACCTTCCTCGTCTCTGGAGCACAGGACTGGAGCCTCCAGGCTGACGGATTGATTCAAACAGGATCTGTAGCTGGCTACGGAGCCATGACTCTTATGGATACAGCTCGCAAGGGTCAGTACGTCCTCGTGCGGTTTGTCGTCAACAACGAAGCTATGGACTCGGCTACCGACAACGACGAAAACGTAAGCTACATCGGGCAGGCGCTCGTTGAGAACGTAAACATCTCAGGTGGCTTCGACGATATCTCCACTTACAGCGTGACCCTCAATGGTTACGGTAAGCTTTACAAATACTCAGCCTAATAAACCATGTCAGTACTTAACGCAAACTGTCTCGCTATCTACTTTGATGGTACAGGCAGCACCTCAAAATACACTGTAAACAACGACTATGCCGACCTCACCGCCGTAAATGCGGGTGTCACAGATGCAGGCTTGACTATTTATGTCACTCCAGACAAGCGCACCTTCATTACTTTTGCCAGCTACTCTAGCGGCACCGGTACGGCTGGGACACTCACTCTTG